TCAAATCTTTAAAGTGTACAAAGTATCAGGAAGATCAGTAGATAGAGCAAGAGCTCACAGTATGGTTATTCATGCTATTTCATTACCAGGATATAAAAATTCTTTCGAGTATTTGTATAAGCCATACATTCAAAAGAAGCCTCATGAAATAATTGACGATGTATGTACAAATTATCTCGGTCTTCCTACAGGAGGAGGACAGGGACAGAAGGCTCTAGTCACTCCAGTCCCAACAGAAAATACCTACACGAGAGTCAGCTCAGGACAAAATCCTTTGCAGTTAATAAATTTTTTAGCGGCAGAATCAAAGAGTACACAGGCTAAATCGTATAAACACCCATCAAATTATGTTTTTTTTGAAGACAATAAACAATTTAATTTTGTTCCTATCTCTCATCTGATGGAGAAGGAAACAATCAGAGATTTTTTTCTCTCAGTTCCTCAAACTAGAGACAATAGAGGAAATGCGATAAAAATCCACCCAGGAGAGTCAATCCTTTCATTAAGAATGGTCGACTCGTTTGATGATTTAGACAGTCTTCACAGAGGAACTTACCTGAATGAAGTGAACATTATCGATCCAATACTGAAACGATTCAAGATGCATCCGATATCAGGAGATGATGAGATCAAACATGAGTTCAAGTACGATAGAGACTTTGACGACCTCACTCACCTTCCTAACAGTGGAGAGAAGACAGTAAGTCCAAACAGCGACATCATCAAAGGGAAGAAACCATACGCTGCTCACAGACGGATGATGATTACTCAGTACGAGAAGGACAGTGAGACTTACCCTGTCGACTCTTCTGCTTACTTTAAAGAGATGCAGCCATTCAAACCTGGTGATCAATTACTCGATCCAAGACAGAGACACAAGAACCTTCCCGAGTCTCTACACGAGAAAGAAAACTTATTCAATCATGTAGTCGAGGTGACTGTACCTGGTGATCCAGATGTTACTGTTGGTAAGTTAATAAAAATCAAAGTGCCTCAGCCAACATCGTTCAAAGATATTAATGATCAAGATTACCTATTACTGTATGGTCAAGAGGCTACGTTCCTCATTACAGCAGTTAGGCACATCTACAATGCTACTATTGATTCGTATACCATGGTACTGTCATGTAGTGCTGAGTCGTTTGCAAGAGAGCCAGCTGGAGAGAAGGTGATATAATATGAAAGTTAAACAAGAATTCTTCGGATTCAATCCTGTGATGTGGATGGGAGTTGTTGAAGATAACAAAGATCCATTGAAGCTAGGTAGGTTGAGAGTCCGAATCTTTGGATGGCACAATAGTAAGCCAACTGAAGTTGATGGTGAGCCTGGTGTTAAGACAGAAGATTTGCCATGGGCTCAAGTGTTGCAGCCTGTCAATGCAGGACCTAATAGTGGTATCGGTGGTCCTTTGACAGGTATTGTTCAAGGCACTTGGGTGATGGGTATGTTTTTAGATGGAGAGATTGCTCGTGAACCTCTAGTGATGGGTTCGCTAGCTGGTATCCCTACCTCTATGAACCCTAACCCAGATGGTGGTCCTCCTACTGAAGGCTTCTATGATCCAGATGGTCCTGTAAAAGGATTCCCAAGAATATCAAATGACTGGACCGTAGATGAACCAGACACTAACAGACTCGCTCGTAATGATAATACTGCGATGGGTGATCCTAAAGACTATACTCACACCATCATTGATAAGAAGAAGAACAGGCAGCATAAGAGTCAGTATGGTAATGGCTATGAGATTGAAGAGCCAGTACTTGATGGATGGGATAAATTCAAGTCGAAGTATCCATTAAATAGAGTACTGGAGACTAAGTCAGGTCATATCTTTGAGATTGATGACACTCCTAAATTCGAACGTATTCACATCTACCATAAGAATGGTAACTATATTGAGATCGGTGGTGCAGTAGGTGCCATGAATAGAATGGATAAGGTTGTTGGTGATCAGTTCACTATGATTGATGGTAATCATTACAAGAGTGTCCATGGTGATATAAATGTTGTTGGTAGACATATACAGCAACTGTCACAGACAACAGTAATAGAAGGACAGTCGATTACATTGAAAGCACCTGCTATGGTCCTTGCTGCTAAGAAGGTCCATGTTGCTGAGTCGTTGTCAGTAGGGAGAGGTGCTAGTTGTACAATCGTCGATATTAGAGGTCGAGTGTTCGAGGTGAAGAATGGTATCGTTGTTGCATCAACGGATAGTTAATGGAGATATGAGATGCCAAGTATATTAGACATACAACAAGATGCACAGGACGTAGTTCGTTTTTCTACGGTTGGTCTTGGTACACTTAATAAACTGAAGCTTGATACGATCACATATAACATCGTTGATAAAGACGGTGCTGTGAAGAGGTCGTATGAAGGACGTGATAATAGACAGGCTGCTTATGATGATGCGGACAATAGCAACTTTGCTGAAGAAGAGGGAGCTCCTTTTCATGTAGAGGCTAAGTCTAATTTAGGGATCGATCCTGAGACAGGTGCTTTAGACTTTGTGGTTGGTAGTCAGGTAGGGATCTTATTTCCAACCGATGAGATTAATGCAGCTGCAGATGCTATTACGGCAGCAGTCGATTGTGCTATTATCGAAGACATGATTAAGAGAGAGATACAGGCTCTAGTTGATCAGCTAAAGACAAAGGCTACTGCAGCAGGAGATGTCAGTCCGTTTGGGGAGCTAATGAACATCCCATCTAATCCGTTAAAGATTATATCGTGGGTTAGAAAGTTCGTATCGATGTATATTGGTCCTCAGGTGCTTGCAATGATAGATCTGGCTATACAGCTAGCACAGTTGGCCGCAGCTGTACAGAAGATTACTCAGGCAGCAATTGCAGCACAGCAGAATATTCAGCTATGTGCAGCTTCGATTGTAGACACTGCTGTCGACTCGCTAATAGAATCATCATTAGATGCATTAGGTACTACAGAAGCAGAGATCAACAACATCCTGTCTACTGTTAGTACGGTACAGTCAAAGATTAGTAACATCACAGGGAAACCAGCCAAGTTTCAGACGGGCAGTATTGAGCAGCTAATAGAATCAGCAACGACAGAGAACAAAGCAGCGTTTGTATCAGACGTTAATGAATACGCGACAGCATCATTAAGTGAAGCAGAGTCAAGTCTTTCAGCAAACGCAGTTAGCTCAATAAGCACTTCTTTGTCTGGGGACAGTGCTTTTGCAACTAGTTCGTTGGCTAGTGCAGGTGCTGTTACAGCTCAGCAACAATTCACGGTAGATGGTACTACCTTTACATTTGAGAACGGAATTTTAACAGCAGTGGCTTAAGGAGACTAAAATGAGCACTAAAGATATGTTGGACAATCACGTGGCTACTCTCTCTGCAGAGTATGAGAAGTTTGAGAGTGGTAATAAAGCAGCGGGTACTAGGGCACGTAAGGCGCTGTCTGAAATCGGCAAGTTGTGTAAATTATTACGTCAAGAGATACAAGCAAGTAAGAACAGCGATAAATAATAGACAATAACTATAACTGGACGCTCCAATGCCTAGCGGTGCTCTTAACCCTTTACTTAAAGAAGTCGTTTTCAGTGATGTAAACGTTTCTTTTACACCGCATCCAGTTACTGGCAAACTCCCGGTGCTTAAGAATGCGGATGCTGTTAAGAGAGCTGTCCGCAACCTTATACTAACTAACTATGGCGAACGTCCTTATGAGCCTCTATACGGTGGCAACGTAAGGGCTGCTTTATTCGAGAATACAGACGACCCTTTATTAGACGCTCTTATTCGTGCGCGAATAGAAACGGCTATTGAGAATCATGAGCCTAGGGCTAAGGTTGATAGGGTGTTAGTAGATGTAAAGCCTGATTCCAATGCACTGGTTATTCGAATAAGGTTTACAATAGTTAACGAACGGTTCCCAGTTGATCTAGAAGTAGCAATAGAAAGAGTAAGGTAAATGGCTGCTAATAACGCACTTATAGTAACAGACATAAACTTTGATACGATCAAAGGTAATCTACAGGCGTATCTTTCTAGTCAGAGTGAGTTTCAAGACTATGACTTTGAAAGTAGCGGTATGCAGACTATTATTCAGCTGCTTGCTTATAACACGTATTATAATTCCATCTATACAAACTTCGCTTCTAATGAATCGTTCTTAGATACAGCGCTTATTAGGAACAATGTAGTATCACGTGCTAAGATGCTTGGGTTTACTCCTAATAGTGCTAGGGGTGCAAAAGCGACTCTAAATGTTACGGTTAATCCTGCAGGCTCTCCTTTATCAGTAGTAGTACCAGCTAACACTACATTTACTAGTATTGTTGATGGGGTGGGTTATACATTCCAGTCTATCAATAGCACTACCTTTAATAGAAGTGATAGTGGTACCTATACTAATAGCATGGTTATTAGAGAAGGCGATCCTGTACAGGAATCTTATACAGTTAGTTCAGTAGCGCCTGTACGTTATTTGCTTAATAATGAAAACTGCGATACCACTAGCCTTAAAGTATCCGTGCAGCAGAGCGTTTCTAACACGGCTGTACAGGTT